TGTAGGTAAGCCAGAGAGAGACTTTGAGGTAATAGAATGACAATTGAGCATTTCTTCTGGTTTATGGGTGCGATGATCGTTGTAATCATCGGTGTGGCGTGGATGTTTGATAGCAATGATTGGCTTTGAAATCCTAACCTTACAACATAAAAAATAAAATGAATCTTTCTCCTGATCAACATCAAGCTTTAATTGATATTACTGGCTTTTTAACCAACAAGACTACCAGAGAATTTGTATTAACTGGTGGTCCCGGTATGGGTAAGAGTTTTCTTACCAAACAAATAATAGAAAAAGCTAAACAGCTTGGATATGAAATTATTCTTGGTGCTACTACTCATCCAGCAGCAGGAGTATTAGCCAATTTTGCTAATGATGAAGTACATACTGTACATAAACTATTGGATCTAGTTGTAGTAGAAGATTATGTAAATAATACTACTTCAATTAAACAACAAGTACCTAATAAGGGTCCAATGATTTCTCAATTATCTTGGGGAATGTCAGACATACTAATTATCATGGATGAAGCATCTTATATTGATGAAGAGCTTAAAGGATATATTGATAGTATGCTAAATAATTTTGGATGTGTGTATATTCTCTATGTAGGAGATAAAGATCAGTTACCTCCTGTTGGATCAGAAGAACCATATATATTCCATTGTGGATTACCTACTTGTTATCTTACTACAGATCATCGATTTAAAGATGATTCTCAAATGGCTGATATAGTTAGAATACTTAAAAATAATATTACTGATAAAAGTTATTTTTTAACTGGTATTAATACTGGTAAAGAAATTACTGTACTAGATTTTGATGATTTCTTAGATAAAACTAATGAGCTATATACATCTGATGAGTATCAACAAAATCCCTATTATGTAAAATCTGTAGCTTATCGAAATACTGTAGTAGATAACACTAACTCTTATATTCGTAGACTTTTCTTTTCTGATCCAGAATATCAAATAAACGAAAGACTACTAGTTAATAAACCATTAGTACGTAATCGTAAAATGCTTGCTAAAAATGGAGATATTTTAACTGTACTTAGTAATACCCAAACAGATATTAATGGTGTTAAAGGACAATGGATTAAATTCAGTAATCCACAAGGCAATATATTTAGTGCTATGGTTACTACTGATTATCGAAAGAAAAGTATAGAAAAAAAGAAGTTTATTAAAGCTGCAGATTGGAAAGGTTTATATAACTTTATGGAATCTTTTATTGAAGTAAAAGATATTTACGCTAGTACTATCCATAAAGCACAGGGAGCTAGTTATAAAAATATTATGCTTAATTTAGAAGATCTAGTTGAATGTACAGATTCTACTTTATTAGCTAGATTACTTTTAGTTGCCGTATCCAGAGCATCAGAGCATGTATACGTATATGGTGAAGTACCCGAAAATTTATTAAGGAAATAATTATGATAGCTTGGGATGTTTATGTACCAAAAGTTTTAAGTAAAGGTTTTAAACGTATCGATACAGTTTTCTATGATGATAATTGTGATGCTGAATATGTATATGATGATTTAATTAATCATGATAGGTATCCATATAATATTCATATTGTAAATACAAGAACTAGAAAAAAATATCCAAAAGATAAATAAAATGAAAAAATGTACTATTTGTGGTAAACCAATAATACTTGTTCCATCAGCAATTGAAAGAGCAAGAAAGTTTGGTGGTACACCACAATATTACACTAATTTATTTATCACTCATCCAGAATGTTTCATTGCTAAATATAATAATGATACATCTGAATTAATAAAAAGATTAAACAAAGGGCCGGAAGCTTAAATGGTATAAGCAGCCGACTCATAATCGGAAGATAGGTAGGTTCAAATCCTCCTCGGCCCACCAAACTATTAAATAGAAATAATAAAATGAATATTGTAGATGAAGATAAAGAAGCAATTATTTATCTTATTGGTTTAGCTAAATCATTATCTAATTGGATACAACATCGTCTTAATAGTGATGCTATAAGAATACATACTAATGATCCATATGATTTATCAACTCTATGGCCTGAAATTAAACGACTAAAAGAAATTGAAGATTATCTTTATAAATATCATAGGATATTAATAAATGGATAAATGGGATACGTTATAATTAGGAAGTAGTAACGGTTTGCAAACCGTAGTGGGGTTTGTCTCCCACTTGCTACTTACTTTTAAGACGAATCCTTGACGGAGATTTTATAATGACGGTTTTTCCTTATATACCTGCGAATACGCGCTCAATATCCCAACGAAAATCCATATTTGGTGTAGGAATTAATGATAGTACCTATTTAACAAATATTAAAATTAATGGCGTAATACATAAATGCCCCTTTTATCAGAAATGGAAAGGAATGTTGGAACGGTGTTATTCGGATAAAGCTATTATAAGATATCCAACCTATATTAATTGCACTGTAGACCCAGAATGGTTTTCTTTTATGTCTTTTAGATCTTGGATGAAAGTACAAGACTGGAAAAATAACGCGTTAGATAAAGATATTAAAATAAAAGGTAATCAAATATATTCTAAAGATACTTGTTTATTTATTCCTCAAACATTAAATAATTTTTTAAACACTCAAAATAAACAACGAGGACAATATCCTATAGGAGTATCCTTCTGTAAAACAAGAAAAAAGTACATAGCCTATATATCATATAATGGAATATCAACTAACTTAGGTGGATACACATCAGTAGAAGAAGCCTCTAAAGTATATCAAGAAGCTCGTAAATTAAAAATACAGCTTCTTATTACTAATAATACATACCCAGTAGCAACCAAATATTTACACCAATATATTTAAAAAGAAAATATGGATAATAAATTAATAAGTATGTGGGATAAACGCTTTCTTAATCTAGCATTACATAAAGCTCAATGGAGCAAGGATAGAACCAAAGTAGGATGTGTAATTACCCAAGGTAAACAAGATAAATACTTTGGTTATAATGGATTTCCACAGAATGTAATGGATACTCAAGATAGATTAGACAATAAAGAAATTAAACATCAACTAGTAATCCATGCTGAGATGAATGCAATTCTATCAGCTAAGGAATCTTTAGAAGGACATACTCTTTATTGTACCCATCCACCTTGTATTCGTTGCGCCTCTCATATTATTAGGGTAGGAATAGAACGTGTTGTTTGTTTAGATAACAAGACTACTGATATAGAGAAACAACAAAGAGAATTAAAACTAACCAGAGAAATATTTAATGAAGCTAGTATTGAATTTGATATTTTTAAGGAATAACCAATGAACATTAATGTATTACGTAGTATGACTACTAGAGAATTAATTAAATTCTTAGAAACAGAAAACTTATTTGAATTAGAAAAATTAATGTTAGAACATTTAATTAAACAACAAATGATTATTGAAAGGATAAGAGGTTATTAAAAATGCCTAAACTAACCAATGCTGAACGTAATGAAATTATTAGCAAAGTAATGTCTAATACTTTTGATAAAAGAGAAAGTATATTAAATGATAAAAATATAGAGTTAGGTGAAAAAATTTTTTCTTTTATTGATAGTAAATATCATATAACAGAAAATGAAGCATTATTAAAAAATTTTTGTAGTTATCATAATGATATTACTGTGGAATTTTCTAGAAAAAATTTTGTTTTAAAAAGTACTGCTAGATTTACAATAGATTTAAATATTAGTAAATATTTTAATCCTGCTATATTAACTTTTAATTTAAAAAAAACTAAAATATTACCAACTAAATATATGTATACCCATTTTGTAGATAAAGAATTACCTTATCCAATAGTACAAGAAATGCTTGAATACTCAGATAATAAATATAATCTGTATAGTGATCAAAAAAAACTATTTAATGAATTAAGTAATGTATTAAAAGGTATTACTACACATGCTCAGTTAAAAGAATATAGCGAACAATTATATAACTATATTCCAACCAAAATAGTTCATCATAATTTAATTAAGTCTTCAGAAAAAATTAATGAACTGATCCAATGTTGTAAAAAAGGAGATTGTCCTTCTACTAAATCTTAAGTACTGAACCTTCCTCCTCAGCCCCCTCAGTACTTAATTTCATGGAGCTGGGCCAGAACCCAGTAAAATCCAGTAAACGGGTGATTCCATTGTTGTTTACTGGTACTAATTTTATAACCAATAAGAGAATGATAATGTTTGATATAATAAATCGATTAAATCAATATGCCCTAGATATTTATAACCATAATAGAGATGTAGGTTGGTGGCCTGAGAATCCTGATGATAGGGATCTATATACTTGTATCCAATTGATCATCACAGAGGTCGCTGAGGCTACTGAGGGAGCGCGTAAAAACCTTATGGATGATCACCTACCCCAATATAAGATGGAGGCTGTAGAGCTTGCTGACGCCCTTATACGGACGTTAGATTTAGTAGGTTATTGGAGAACCAAATATCCTGGTTTTATGATTAAAGCCGCTTCTCATCATAATTTATGTAATACAGCATATTCAGCAGCTAAACAACATCTAGGTATCGTTAAAGCAGTTACTTGGTTAATTGATACCCATGAAGGAGATAAACCTCTTATTTTGCAAGAAGATGTTAGTTATCTAATTGGATCAATAATCAAAGTAGCAGAGAATAGAGGTTTTTCTAATATTGAAGAAATCATGTTAGCTAAGATTAATTACAATAAACAACGTGCTGATCATAAATTAGAAAATAGAGCTAAAGAAGGTGGAAAGAAATTCTAATGAATACACTTGATAATATACTATACGAAAGTATTGAAGAGATAATTAGAAAAAAAGTATTAGAAAAATTAGAAGAACATTCTTGTATTATCAATAATAAAATACATGAATTTCTTACTAAAGAAGAATTATCAAATATTATAAATGAAGCTTTAACATATAATGAAGATGTAAGAAGTTTTATCGCACAAAAAATAATTGATGAACTAAGTAATATACAGCTTAAAATAAAATTAGATTCAGAAGATAATTAATTATGAATACTCAAAAAGAAAAAGTACTAATTAAATTAAATGAACTCATTGATGATATTAATATATTAATTGTTAATACAAGAGATATGCATAAAGTAAAAGTATTAAATGATATTTTACTAAACCTTCTTTTAGCTAGAGATAATATTAAAAATGTATAATACAACTCTATTTCCTTCTTTAGTTTACAATAAATTTGATAAAATAATTTTTGAAGATATAGATAAAATACAATTAAATGAAGATGGTAAACCAATTTGTTTGTATAGGATAAATACTTATCATTATGATACACATATTAAATGTAACTTAATGATAGAAAAAATTGTAGCTTATACTCCCCAAGGTTATTGGTTAGGTTCTCCCGGATATAAAACAGTTAGTGGAAAAGTAGTACCACCAAATAAATCTAGATGGATTAATGCATCAAGTAAGAAACGATATGCTTACCCAACTAAAAGAGAAGCAATTGAATCTTTCCTATTAAGAAAAAAACGCTATGTTATACATTGTGAAAGAAGATTTGGTGTAGCTAAAGAAGAATTGGCTCTTGCACAAGAACTACTGATTTATACATTAGGATAAAATTAAAAATGTATAAATCAGAAGTATATTCAACCAAAGATAAAAATATGTATGCCAAGGTTGTAGTAGATTCTATTGCTAATGGTATTCGTATTACTACTTTAGAATTAAATTACTGGAGAGCTATCCATTCTGAATTTATGACTCATCGAATGTTCTCTCGTAATGCTTCTAGTAGTAGAGCTATTCCAGTAGAAAAGATGATTGGGCAAGTAAAGACTAATCCAGCTATGCCAATTCACTGGGGCAAGAATCAAATAGGTATGCAAGCTTATGAAGAATTAGACTGGATAAAAGGTAAAGCTAACTGGGAATGTGCTGCTGAGAATGCTGCAATGATTGCTGGTGATTTAAATAGAGCTGGTTATCATAAACAAATTGTTAATCGCCTATTAGAACCGTTTCAATACATAAAAGTTGTAGTTTCAGCTACTGAATTTGATAACTTCTTTACCCTTAGAAATCATCATGCTGCTCAACCAGAAATACAAGAACTTGCTAAATTAATGAAGCAAGCAATGGATGAAAGTGATCCTACAGAACTACAATATGGTGAATGGCATTTACCTTATGTGGATGTAGAAACTGATGGGGGGTTATACTCCACGCAAGATTCTTCGGATGAGTTGTCTTTAGACAATGCTATCAAATGCTCTGCAGCTAGGTGTGCAAGAGTTTCATACATGAACCACGATAATTCTAATCCAGATATAGATAAGGATTTAGAACTATACAATATGCTTGCTACTAGACCCTTTAAGAACCATAAGATTGAATTAGGTAAAGATGAGCCAGTTCATCTTAGTCCTTTAGAACATCAAGCTACTCCTATGTCATGTATTAAAACAGATCAGGTTATTTTACTTGATCAGGGATGTACTCATGTAGATCGTAAAGGAGCTATTTGGTCATCTAATTTTATAGGTTGGGTACAACATAGGAATCTAATTTAATGAATCATAGACTTGTAGGTAATAAAATAATTCATGGAGACATTATTTCCCCTGATTTAGTTATAGCAACTTTTAGTAATCAATTCTGTAAAGAATATCAAAAACAATTAGTTAATTCTTTAAATCATGGTCATGAAATTCTCATGTTGTATAAACAATATAGGGATAATTTACATATTACAAATGTATTAGAACTTTTAGAAAAAATAGAAAAAGAATATTTACAATGGTCTAGTAACGAATACCAAATTAGAAGAGACAGTATTAAATGAATATTTCACAATTAAAGAAAGCAATTGAATGTACTCTTGAAGAAGATATTCCAGTATTCGTATGGGGTAAACCAGGAGTAGGGAAATCTACTGCTATATTCGATATTGGTAAAGAATATGATGTAGAGATTAGAGATATACGAGCTTCACAGATTGAATCAGTGGATTTAAGGGGCTTGCCTAGTATCGATAATAACGTCACCGTATGGCACGTAGCATCGTTCCTACCAAGCGATCCTGAATCCCAGGGTATCCTATTCTTTGATGAATTAAACGCCGCAGACGAGTCTGTACAGGCTGCTATGTACCAGCTTATATTGGATCGTAAACTAGGAGATTATAAAGTACCTGAAGGCTGGAGAATCCTTGCTGCAGGTAATCCCGGTGATCAGCAAATTACTGATGCTCTATCCAATAGATTTATACATCTATATCCAGAACCAGATGTACATGATTGGTCTAAATGGGCATCCAGTAATCATATTCATCAAGACATAGTTAGCTTTGTATTATCCAGACCTGAACTACTATCTGCTAATCCAACAAATGAAGATGATAATGCTTTCCCATCACCTAGAACATGGGCATATGCATCTAAGCTATATACAAACCATAAAGATAAGTCTGTATTCAATGATTTGCTTAAAGGTACTGTAGGACAAGGAGCTGCTATTGAATTTATTGGACACATTAATTTAGTAGCTCAATTACCTACATTGGATGAATTATGTGCTAATCCAACTGGATATAATTTTGTAGACAGTCCTTCTAAACAAGCTGCTATGTGTATGCTTGTAGCTTATGGAATCGATAGGTCTAATGTAAATGAATTGATGCAATATTTACTTACTGTACCTAAAGAATTTCAAACTTTAGTTATTACTATTATTAACACAACTAAAAATCACTTAATGCAAACATCACAAATTACTAAATGGTGTTTGGATAATGCTGATGTATTTAATGGGTAAATAAAATGATTAATAATGAAAATAGTATGCTTGTAACACTATCAGTTAAATTCTGGTCAGGATATAAACATGATAAAAGTGCAAGTATGCAAACCATTACTGAGCATAAAATGGAATATGGTTCAGGTAAATTTAATAAGAAGCTTCTTCCTAAATTTGTATTGAAACCAATTAAAAATGTTATTAATGAATTTAAAACATTCTTTGCTGATAATACTCTTCCTTATAATGCATTATTGGGTACTCGTATTCTTCCTTCTGATGGATTCATGGAATTTAATAGACAAGTAATTGTTAGTCAAAATAAATTAAATACAGTAGTACAACAATTTAAAAAGGATTATCCAACTAGTATTGATCAAGCTAAAACAATGTTAGGTGATTTATTTAGTCCTACTGACTATCCTGATATTGATATGATTGAAAAAAAGTTTGCTATTGAAGTAAATTATTATCCAGTACCAGAAGCAGATAGGTTTAATAAAAATATTACGAATACTCAAGTACAAAAATTAAATAAACAATTAGAAACACTATCTACTCAAGCTAAGTTTGATCTAGTACTAAGAACAGAAAAAGCAGTACTTACTTTATTGGATACTCTTAATAGACCAGAAAAGAGAATTTATGAATCTACTGTAATTCATAATATAGATAAAATTAGCGATCAATTAGAACGATTAAATTATGAAAATGATCCACTACTTATTGAAGTAAAGAAATGTGTAGATGAGAATATTAAAGGACTTCGTATTGATTACTTAAAAGAGAGTGCTTCTTACCGTACTAAAACAATTGCTAAAGCACAAACTGTATTAGATCTAGTACGAGAAATTAATGAATCAAATAATATCTGTTAGACAACAATTAATTAAATTACAAAAGTACTATCAAGTATTTGTTAATTTAAATAAAAATAAAAGTTCTTTTGATCATTTAGGTTATCCATTTATTATTATTAGTACTAATCCAGATACTAATGATTTTTCTTTATCTTATCATTTAGAAAAAGTATTGGATAATAAATTAAATAAAGAAGAAGAAAGAATTTTTTTATACGATAACATTATTTGTTGTTTTTTTAGACAACAAGAACTTCAAGTAAGCAAACATATTTTACATGTTACATATATAAATAATCTCCCTATTATTAATTATAAAAATAAAAGACCCAATCTGTCTGTATTACAAAGACTAGTTTATATAATTAATAAAGATTTATTTTATTACAGCCAAAGATTGGAACAAGATATTAAAAATATAGAATGGTTTCAAAATGATTAAACCAATAGTTAATGAGCTACTACTACTAGAACCTTTCTTTGGTTTCTTAGCTTTAAAATTAAAATATATTGAGAAACCAGAAATTAAAACTATGGCAGTAGATGGTATTCATTTTTACTATAATCCATCTTTTGTTCGTACTGAAACTAAAGAACATTTAGTAGCTGATGTAGTACATGAACTACTTCACTGTGTATTGGATCATATTACTAGAGGTAAACACCATCAAAAACAAATTAGTAATTATGCTGCAGATTACGTAGTCAATGATTATATTAAAAATAAAACTAACTTTAAATTACAACCTTGGGTTTTATATGAACCAAGATTTAGTAATATGTCTTATGAAGCAGTTTATAAAATATTGCTGGATGAATCAGGAGGAACTCCTGATTCATCATTAACAGAAAAATCAGAAAGACAAGGTACTTTCTTTTTTGATCCAAATAACACTACTGAAGAAATTGGTAATGTAACAGTAAAAGATTATTGGGAAACCAATATTCAAGAAGCTGCTACTATGATGAAAACAATAGGAGCTAAAATAGATTCAAATATTGAAGCTTTAATTAATGCAACTAAACCAGCACAATTACCTTGGTTTAAATTATTAAAACGATTTTTAATTAACGGTAAATCTGGTAGAACTAATTGGCAAATGCCTAGTAGAAGAAATACTATTTCATCTTTCTTCTTACCGGCTAGACATAAAGGAAAATTAAATCATATAGTAATTGCTATAGATACTAGCTGTTCTGTAACGGATAATGAATTTCAACATATTATTGGTGAAGTTAATAAAATAGTATCTGATATTAAACCAGCTAAGGTTTCAGTAATCCATTGTGATACTGATGTAAGAATGGTTAATATATATAGACCTAAAAGTTTCCCATTAAAAGAAGTAAAGATGTATGGTAGAGGAGGTACTGCATTCAAACCAGTATTTGATTACATAGCTGAAAAGAAATTAGCACCAACTTGCTTATTATATTTTACTGATATGTGGGGATACTTTAATTTTACTAAACCAAAATATCCTGTACTTTGGATTAATACAGATTATCCAAATAATCAGGTAGCACCATTCGGAACAACAATAGGTATAAATACGAAATGAAAAAACAAACAGAACAAGAACAAAAATTAAGGAATGAGAATTTAACTCTTAAGGAACAACTAGAAAAAATAAAAGAAATTATTTTAGATAAAAAAGAAGATAAAAAAATTCATTTGCCAAAAAAATAAAATGGAATATATAACTTTTTCTGATGATACTACTAAATTTAAATATGCTATTTTTGTAAAGAAAGCATCTGCTAATAAAAGTAATATTAAAGCTTATTATATTAATCCATTAAATAAATTTGGCATTACAGAAGAAGAAGTAGTTATTATTAGTATTAGTTCTGATACTGATAAATTTAAAGCTCAACCTACTAAAGATAAATTACTTAAAGTAGCTATTGGATTAAATAAATTTGGTATCAAAAATATTCTTGTAGCCAATAGTGAGTTATTTAAATTCTTAACTGGAGTTACTAAAACTACAGATTGTTATGGTGAATTTATTAATGGTAATCTTAAAGGATATGAGAAATCTAATATTCTATTATCCGTAGATTATAATGCTCTTATTTATAATGATTCACTTAAGTTTAAATTAGAACATTCAGTAGAGACATTTGGTAAATATTGTACTCAAACATTTAAGTTACCTACAGATATTATCCATTCAAAATATATCCCAACCACTGCTAGAGAAATTCAACTTGCATTAATGGATTTATGGAACTATCCAGAATTAACTTGTGATATTGAAACTGAAAGTTTACGTTTTGAAAAAGCTAGGATATGTACTATTGCCTTTGCTTGGGATCAGCATAACGGAGTAGTTTTTAGTGTAGATACTAAAGAAGAAAAAACTATTAAATTACTTCTTTATATTTTCTTTAGAGATTATAAAGGTAAATTAATTTTTCATAATGCGTTATACGATTGTAAGGTAATCATCTATCAGTTATTTATGCAAGATAGTTTAGATATTGATGGATTAAGACAAGGATTACTTACTTTTAATAATGTAGAAGATTCAATGCTGGTTACTTATCTAGCATTAAATTCTACTCAAGATATTGATCTTGGCTTAAAAGAAAACTCATTTGAATTTGCTGGTAATTATGGTATCGAATTTAAAGAAGATAAAGACATCCATAATTACCCAAGAGATGAGGTACTTACTTATAACTTAAAAGATGCTCTTTGTACTTGGTATGTTTATGATAAACATTATCCAACAATGGTTAAGGATAACCAATTAGAAGTTTATCAAACCATATTCCAACCATCTATTATGCCAATGATGTATATGATGCTCATTGGTATGCCTATGAATATGGATAAGGTATATAAAGCTAAAGAGTCTCTTGAAACAACAATTAAAGATATTACTAACCATCTTAGTAGCAGAAATTCAATACAAGAAACAGTTATTCGTTTAAAAGAAAAAAGATATATAAAAGATTTTAGTGATAGATTTGCTAAGGCTAAAGTTAATCCTAAAACTGGTAGTAAAGATAGAATAAAAATTAAAACATTATCAGATATTTCTGATGAAGAATTTAATCCAAATTCTGATAATCAAAAACAAGTATTACTCTATGAAGTATTTAAGCTTCCTGTAATTAATACTACTGATAGTGGAGCACCATCTTGTGATGCTAAAACACTTGAAGCATTACTTAATCATACTGATGATAATTACATAAAAGATATTATTTCTTTACTTCAAGATTATGCTGCAGCTTCTATTATCTTAAGTACATTTATCCATGCATTTATAGAATACGCTTTTACAAGAGAAAATGGATCAGTATGGTTAAATGGTAATCTTAGATTAGGTGGTACACAATCTGGAAGGTTATCCAGTAACAGTCCTAACCTTCAAAACTTACCTTCTAATAGTAAGTATGGAAAATTAATTAAAGAATGTTTTGAAGCACCTGAAGGCTGGTTATTTTGTGGAGCAGATTTTTCAAGTTTAGAAGATCGTATTAATGCAATTCTTACAAAAGATAAAAATAAAATTAAAGTCTATAAAGACGGCTACGATTCACACTCCCTTAGAGCATATGCTTATTTTAAAGATGAAATGCCTAATATTAAATTAGCAAATGGCAGAAGAGTTTTTCAAATAAATCAAAATAATACTACATATGTTTTATTTGAAGGTGATACAATAATGTTTGATAATGAAATTATATTAATAGAAGATTATTATGAAACACATTGCTAGATTTGAAAATAGATATGGAATTACTAAAGAAGGTAAAGTAATTAACTTAGCTAATAATACAGAACTTAAATTACGTACTAATCCGAATGGGTATCTGATTGCATCTCTAGGAACAGGGGAAGGTGGAAGACATAAACAGCTTAGTGTACATAGATTAGTCGCATTGCATTTTATACCCAACCCCTATGAACATACTCAAGTAAACCATAAGGATGGGATAAAAAACAATAACCATGTAGATAATTTGGAATGGTGTACTGCCAGTGAAAATATTACACATGCATATAAAATAGGTATACGTTCAGGATACATGTCAGCGGATGACAAAGACTTACTCATTAAACGAGTATTTAATGGAGAAAAAATAAGAGACCTAGCTATTGAAATTAATCGAAGAGAAGAATCTCTATCTGCAATGCTACGTAAACGTGCAGCATTTACAGGACAAAGTGCTGAATGGAAAACTAATATGAAACAACGAAGAAAGGAGATGACAATTGCTAACAATAAAGCCAGAAGCAAAAATACTAGAAATAAATAGTACTCAATATGAAGTAAATATTATTAATTCTATTCAAGATACGGAGGGGCTGCTTAGACAAAAATCTAAGCAGCCTACGTTTCGCACTTACCTACCAGGGTACATGGCATACTCTAGTTAAGAACTTAGGGTTATCAAAAGAAGAAGCTCAATCTATAGAAGAAAATTATCATATTCTGTATCAGGAATCTGATAAATGGACTGAAGATAAAATAGCATTTGCTAGAAAAAATGGTTTCCTTGAATGTGCATTTGGTCTTAGAATACGTACCCCCTTATTATTTAAGACAGTAAGCTCTGTTAAGCATGTAGTCTATCAAGCTGAGAAAGAAGGTAGGTCTGCAGTAAATGCTGTCACTCAAAGTTGGGGTATGCTTATTAATAGAACCGCTATTGAGGTTATTAATAAGCTAATAAACTCTGATTATTACGATAAGATTTATCCAATAAATACAATACATGATGCTATCTATTTTATCTGCCAAGATGATCCAGAAGTAATTAAATGGCTCAATGATAATCTTATTGAAGCTATGAGATGGAATGATCATCCAGCTATTAAATCAGATGATGTACCAATGGAAGCTAATCTAGATATTGGTAAGACATGGAGTAAGCAATTTACTCTTAATAATAATGCAAGTATTGAAGAAATAAATGAGGTATTAAATAAAGTATATGACAATTAAATATACAAATGATACAGGCATCAGCCTACCTATGGCTGTATGGCTCCTGAATGACAACTACGACCATATTTCTGATCCAGACTACATCAGTGCTACCTCTCTTTTAAAGCCCGTACAGGAGCTTGTATTAAGCCGTAGGAACCGAGATCTTGATAAGGCTATAGAGATCAGTAGCCTACTCAAATCGCAGCTAGGAAGTGCCCTACATGACGCTATAGAGGCATCTTGGAAGAAGCCTCATATTATTGAGAAAGCTTGTGCCCTATTAGGCATCCCTAAAGAGATTTCAGATACTATCGTAGTTAATCCATCTGATGATGATATTGCTGAAATTCGTAATGCAGGACAAATCGTTACTCCTGTATATATGGAGCAACGATCTCATAAGAAAATAGGTAATTATACTATTGGAGGTAAGTATGATCTTATCTTAGCTGGTGATCTACATGACTATAAAAGTACAGGTACATTCACCTATATTAAACAATCTAATGCAGATAAATATATCCAACAAGGTTCTATTTACCGTTGGCTTAATCCAAATAAGATTACCAATGATATTTTAACTATTAATTATTTATTTACTGATTGGGTAGCTTATAAAATTAATGATCCTGGGTATCCACAATATCCTGCCATGACTCAACATTTTCAATTAATGTCTATTCCAGAAACAGAACAATTTATTAAGAATAAATTAGCTTTACTGGATAAGTATATGGAAGTTCCTGATCATAAATTACCTCAATGTAATGACAAGGAATTATGGAGAGATCCACCACAGTATAAGTATTTTAAAAATCCTACAGCTACTAGAGCTACCAAGAATTTTAATGAAGATGCTGAAGGAGCTTATGCAATGATGCGAGCTAATGGATGTGGTGAAGTTAAGATTGTACCTAGTACCGCTAAAGCTTGTAATTATTGTAGTGTTCAAGATATTTGTCATCAAGCCAAAGAACTACGTAAATCAGGAGAATTAATTTAATGTCTAATGAAATTGAAAAAGATGATATAGAATACGTATCTGATGGGGATTTAATACGAAAAAAATGGAAAGAATTAAATAATGAAGCAACTGATATAAAAAAAGAAAAAGCACCGCTAGAAATAGAAATAAGAAAATTATGTGATGAAATGGCTGAATTTTTAATCAGTAAAAATAAGTCATATGGTAACTCTGCTGCTGAACCAATTGATATTTTTAGTAAAGGTTTAACACCATTACAAAAAATTGATGTACGTATTGACGATAAACTCTCTCGTTTACAAAAAGGTAATGAATATGCTGGTGATGATACGGTTAAAGATTTAGCTGGTTATCTATTACTACGTATGATTGTTGCAAATAATAATAAGGATTAATGATGAATCAGTATCCAACTGAAAGTATCGATTTTTCTGATTATAAATATCATCCACTATCAGAAGAATTAGTAGAGGTATTAAAAACTAAAACTCAAAGTGATAATTCTGGTTTCTTTAGGATTCTAGTAGCTTATTACTTGGCTAAAATTGCTTCTACTATGCGTACTAATATTCGTACTCATGATAGAGGAGAGATTCCTGTTAATGTATATGCTTTAAATCTTGCCCCAAGTGGCTCAGGTAAAGGCTTTAGTACAAATATTCTGGAAGAAAGAATTATCCAACCATTTAAAGAAGTATTCATGGATGAGACATTTCAGATTATTGCTGAACAGAACCTCCGTACATTAGCTATTAAAAGAGCTGCTGTAGATATGGGAGATGAAGATGCTGAATATGATCGTGTATGTACAGAATTTGATAGCTGTGGACCCATGCTATTCTCATTTGATAGTGGTACTACCCCTGCAGTAAAACAAATGCGTCAGAAGCTTCTTATGGCTGGCTCAGGTGCTATGTCAATGGAGATTGACGAGATTGGTAGTAACTTATTGGGTAATCAGGAAGTACTTAATTCTTATCTTGAATTATATGATGTAGGTAAGATTAAAGAAAAACTTATTAAACATACCAATGAAAGTCGTCGTATTAAAGCTATTGATGGTAAGACTCCTGCCAATATGATGTTATTTGGTACACCTAATAAATTATTTGAAGATATTAAATTAGAAGAAGAATTAATCAGTATGTTTGATACTGGTTACGGTAGACGTTTAATCTTTGGTTATGCTAGAGCTGCATTACATCGTAATGATCTTACTGCTGAAGAATTATATGATGCGTTAACCAGTACAGATACAGATACTACTCTTGATCATATATCAGATCATATTACTTCATTAGCTGCAGTAGATTTCTTTAACAGAAAACTACAAATGTCTAAAGAAACTCATATATTTTTACTAAAATATAAAATTGATTGTAATAATCGTGCTGCTAGATATAAACAATATCAAGAATTACTTAAAACAGAAATGGAACATAGATATTATAAAGCATTAAAGCTTGCTGGTACTTATGCATTCATTGATAAAAGTGAAGAAATCACTATTGAACATCTTAAGAATTCTATTCGATTAGTTGAAGATTCTGGATTAGCTTATGCATCTATTATTGCAAGAGAGAAACCATATGAAAGACTAGCAAGATACATTACTGAGGTAGGTAAAGATATTACTCAAGTAGATTTAATTGAAAATCTATCTTTCTTTAAAGGATCTAATGAACATAAAAAGAATATGCTTTCATTAGCTACTACCTTTGGCTACAAGAATAATATTATTATTCGTAAAAGCTATATTGATGATATTGAATTCTATCGTGGTGAAACACTAGAAGAAACCAATCTGGATAGATTATATATTTCTTATAGTGCTGATAGTGTTACTGACTATGAACCAGAGTTTGCACCATTTATTGAACTAGATAAATTAATTAAAATAGATACCTATTATTTTACTACTCATCATTTTATTAATAATTATCGTAGCAATACAAAAGTAATTCCTGGCTTCAATATGATTGTATTAGATATTGATGAAGGGACTACTATCGATACTATTAGAATGCTTTTAAAAGAATATACCTATAAAATATATACAACTAAAAGACATACTGAATCACATCATAGATTTAGAGTAATTCTTCCAATTAGTCATACCCTAAAATTAGGTGTAAAAGAATATTCTATGTATATGGAAAATGTATTTGAATGGCTACCATTTTATTGTGATGCAGGTACTAAAGACATTGCTAGAAAATGGACTACCAATAAAGATGCAGAGATATTTGATAATGAAGGTATTATTTTAGATGCTACATTATTTATTCCTCAGACTAAGAAATCAGATCAAATTAAATCAGAGATTACTCAACACTCTAATCTTGGTGCATTAGAAAGCTGGTTCATTCGTGAAACCAAGGACGGTAATAGATCCAATATGTTATTGAAGTATGGATTAGTACTCAAAGATGCTCATTATCCAATCGATGCTATTAGAAATAAGATTGATGAGTTTAATAATAAATTACCTAATCCATTAACTGACGATGAAATTAGTAGAACTATCATGATTACAATTGCGAAGCGTATTGGTAGTGGAACATGAGTATTACAACAAGTAATAGATCAAACACTTTATTAGTATTTGGACAAAATCTAAAAACAATTGGTTACAATAAAAAACAAGTATTAGATCGTTTATTAGATCTTAATGAATCATTTGATATTCCATTATCAACAAAAGAAATAATGGATACTATTATGATTACTTTATTTGGCAACTAATCCTTTAAGAAAATAATTTACTACAAGGATAAATTATTAGGAACAAAATTAAATGACAAATGACAATCCAAGAGTTGTATTAATTGCAGCTCCTCCAAGTATGGGTAAAACCCATTCTTTATATAAGATGGCAGATGATCCGGGAGTAGCTTATCTAAATCTAGATTTAAAAGACACACCCTTTCGTATACCTAAAGGTGGAATGAAATCACTAAAGATTACTGATGCTAAATTGTTATTGGATGCATTAGAAGATCTGGAAACTAACTATCCAGAAGTACATACAATCATTATTGATACTATTACTTTTGCAATGAATCAATATGAGAATCAGTATGTATTAACTGCTAGTGATACTCGTAAAGCATGGCAAGGATATGGTCAGTTCTATAATAAGATTATGCATATTGTTAAATGCAGTATGAAGAATTTTATTATTCTGGCTCATACCTATACAGAGTACAGTGAAGAGTCTTTAGCTATGGAAACCAAAGTACCAATTAAAGGTGCTGTAGGTAAAGTAGGTGCTGAAGCTGACTATAATATTGTACTTAATGCTAGAAAAGTTCCTACTAAGACTGTTGAACCATTCTTAGAAGATAATAAATTACTTACTCTTACTCCTAAAGAAGAACGTATAGGAGTTAAGTACGTATTCCAAACTGACTTAACTAAAGAAACATTAAGTGAAAAAATTCGTAGTCCAATGGGTCTTTGGTCAGATAATGAACTTTATATCAATAATGATATTAGTTTAATTACTCAACGACTTTCTGAATACTATTCAGATTTTTAACTGTAAATAAGAGGTAAATAAAAATGTTTGAAAACTTAAAGAAGCAAGATGATGTAGTAGAAGAAGGTGATCGTATCTTTGGTAGTGTTCTACCTACTGGTGTGTACAATTTTACAATTGATATGGCTTACGTAGATCAATCAGAAGGTGGAGCTGCTTTTATGCAATTGTCTCTGATTAGTGATGAAGGTAAGACCTTATCTCAACGTATTTTCTTTACTTCTGGTGATGAGAAAGGTAATGCAATTACTTATCCAGTAAAGAAGAATGGTAAGCCTACTGGTGAAAAGAAATACTTGCCGGGATTTATTCTAGCTAGTGATCTTCATGAAGTAGTTACTATGGGTACTCCACTGGCTGAAATGGAAACCGAAGGTAAGCTTGTTAATGCTTACAGTCCAGAAGCCAAGAAAGAAGTACCTACTCAAAAACAAGTAGTACCTGCTTTGTTGAAACAAAAAGTAAAACTTGGTGTACAGGAACAACTGGTATTTAAAACAGTTAACCAAGATGGTAAATACGTAGAAACTACTGAAACTCGTAGCCAAAATGAGATTGTTAAGGTATTCAGTTCTGAAACCAATCAAACTCGTGATGAATTGGCTAACTCAGTAGATCCAGTATTTATGGATCAATGGGTTGCTTCCTACGCTGGTAAAGTAGTTGATAAGACTAAAGGTAAAGGCAAACAAGCTTCACCTGAAGAAGAGAAAGCTGCTCCTAGCAAGAAGAAAATGTTTGGTTAAATGTTAGTATCCCCCCTATCGGTATCTAAGACTAAGAGTAGTAAGTTTATTCTTAATCTTAATACCTATAGGAATACGCATTATCAAACTTTAAATAATGTAAAGAAAAACTATAAACAATGGATGATTTCTCAAATTGAGAACCTTCCATTTATAGATGTTCCAGTATCCATTACCTTTACTTTATTTCCTAAAAGCAAAAGAAGAACTGATCTTACAAATGTACTATCTATCCATGATAAGTTCTTCTGTGATGCTTTGGTTGAATTAGGAAAACTAGAAGATGATGATTATTACTGGATACCTGAAGTTATTTATAAATTTGGATGTGTAGATAAAGAAAATCCTAGAGTAGAAATACTTATTATTGAATATTAATCGGAGAAATAAATGAAAATTGTATTAGAACAAAGTGAAATTAAAGCTGCTGTTGAAGCTTACGTATCAGCTACTTTGAAGAAAGGTAGTATTGCTGAAGCTGATGTATCTGATGATCTTGAGATCATTGTATCTATTGGTGAAGGTGCAGAGCCTGCTGAGGCTCCCGTAAAGGCTCCTAGAGGCCGTAAACCTTCTACTAAGGCCAACACCAAGGTTAAGGCAGAAAAGCCCGTAGAAACGCCTACAGAAGCTCCTGAGCCTATCTCTGAAGCTGCTCAAGCAGAAGATGAAGCTGCTGATCAAGAAGCTGCAGATATTCTTGCTGAAATGGAAGGTAAGACTGCTCCTGCTGCTCCATCCAAGAAGCGTATGTTTGGACAACCTGCAGCATAGTCATGTGGGCTAACATAAAGAGTCTATTCATAGCGATAATAAGTGGTGCAATAATAATAGCTATGTTTATGTTGGCTTATTT